TAAATCTTTCATGATGAATTCTTCCCTTGAAAGCCCATAAAACCAACCATTGAAAATCTGCACCTGAACAAACATCTCCTTGTTATCGAGAAAGAAATCCCTGTTTCTAAAGAAATAGTCTCTTCCCTCTTCCTCTTCTTTTCTTTGTGGTCTGGACGTATGGAGAACACCAAAGCTGAAACCTTTAGTTTCAAACTTCTTCCTTAGATAGTCTTTTCCTGATCCCCCCGGTCCAACTATGATAATTTTGTTTTGCATCTAAAATTGTGTAGTTTACTACTCGTTGTATCTGTTTTCTGACTTAACGGGTAATTTGCTAGGAGTTCTTATTCGTTAACTGCTGTAATGTGTAAACAAGTGCTAGTAGACTCAGAACCGGATCAATAACAAGATTTCTCTCTGATTGGTATTTGGCAACTGAAATGATTATTCCCGGAACCAATCCTATATTCTGTGGACGTTTTTCTTGAATCCATTTGATGAACTCCGTTCCAAGGGAGGACATGGCATCATCTATTTTCGAAGAATATTGTCCAACTATAAATTGGTAATTTTTGATTGGGTCACATTTCGAGAACACAAGTTCGAATAGTTCTTCGTCATCCCAGAGAACTTCGTTTATTTTGGATTCCGTCAGATCTGTTACCCCGTCAATATTCCACCTTTGGATTGTATTTAAAGCAGACCTCATGTCAGGAAAGTACTTCTTGGTAAAGATCTCTAAATTCTTTTCTTCGTGTTCAATCCCTAAAGCACTTAGAATCTTGTCCACTCTCTCTTTCCATTGAGTTTTGATTTCTTGTTCTTCTGATTGACTCAATGGGTCGAAATCATAAAGTTCAAATCTTGAACGAATGGCTTCCGGGATTTTGTTAAGATAATTACAGGTGGCAACAAATCTAGTTCCCTTAGCGTACTTTTCGATTGTTCCTCTAAGAGCTTTATAAAATTGTTCAGACGCTCCATCGAACTCATCTAGCACCACAACTTTCATCTTGTTTTCCCCATCCATAATGGAAACTGTTGAACAAAAATCGTGGATCTTGGTTCTGATTGTGTCAACGGAACTCTCATCAGAAACATTGATGAACAAGCTCGGGTGGTTTCTGATTAGAATTTTGGCCATGCTCGTTTTGCCTGAACCTGGGGATCCAGATAGGAGAACGTTTTGTTGTAAGCCAGATTCAAAGGAGCTTTTGATCCTTTCTGGAAGGATCATGTGTCTGAGCTCTTTCGGTCTTAGTTTTTCTGTTAAAAGTTCTTGTATCATTTTAGTTTGTCTTTCAAATCGTCAGGTTGTGTTTTATCGTTCCTCATTTCAACAAATCGTGGCAAGAACAAAGACCAGTTTGAGTTCTTATCACTTATTATTACATTATACTGTACAGAACAGATTTTATTCATGTGTGAGTCAGGATTTTCACTTAATTCTTTCAAATCATCATCGGTAAATCCTGAACCTATTTTCACTTTCAATTGTCCGGACAGATCCTCACAAATGAATCCACCAATTTGGCCTTCTCTTTTTCCTTCCCCTGGGTACCAACCCTTGATAACCAAATCACATTCGTTAACCTCCTTGAGTTTAATCCAATTCTTAGACCTCTTACATTCATAGACGTGATCTGGATTTTTCAAAATAACTCCCTCACCACCACGGCTTACAATATGATTATAGTAGTCGTATATGAGTTCTTTTTCCCTAGCTATAAAAGATTCTGCCAGCACCACCAAAGATGTCGTACACGTATTAAAAACAGCTTCTAATGAGGCCCTTCTTAGGGAGAAAGGAATAACTCCTTTACCATTTTTAAGTGTTTCTGCATCTTCAAGATCAAAAACATTAAATAGAAGATCATTTCCTATTGAGTCTTGTGGTTTTCCTTTGAGCATTTGATTGACCTTTCCTGAAACAGTTTTGCGATTTGCATCTGTAAGTTCTCCGTCAAAAAACCAATCACCTTGTAAACCAGAGTGTTCTATAAGCTCCAAACACTCATCAGCAATTTTCTTTAAGTAGTGTGAGGGGATTTCATTAAATGCTCGTGTAAAAAATTTAACCTCCCTTCCTGATACGAAAGCTGCTATACGAACACCATCATACTTTTCCTCACAAATGATTTGTGGCCAGTTGTTGATTTCGTCTTCGTCATCTTGGGCTAGCATCAGACTTGGATCAGGAATAAGCTCAATTCCTACCGCTTTGTTGATGAGTTTTGCTCCTATCCCAATGTTCAATCTCTTCGTCAAAATCTTACCTAGTAACTTCCTGTGTTCAAAAGGAAGATCTATACAGTTGACTAGTTCGAACGCTTCCTCACGAAATTTGTCATTTGGAGCTGGAGCCACGAATAGTCTGGAAGTAAGATCCTCGAACTTTTCAAAAGGATCGTAGTCGACAAGATAGGGGCTATGTTCGATAACCTCCAGTTTGTGAAGTTTAGTAGTTAGAAAGGGGTTGAGTGCAACTTTCAGAAAATAATCAAGGACCTGTCCTCGATTTCCTTTAATGAGTTCTTGTTTGAATTTTTGTGAGCCCTCACCAGTGGTTGACTCTACCTTAAGCAATACCTCTAATTCCTGTTTCATATTTCTTGATTTGATACAAATGTAGAAATTCCTACAGAATCAAAAAAATGAATTGAGATATTATTTGCTAAGCTGTCTCCTCTCCTCCTTCAGCAGGGGCTTCGGTTTCAGGAGTGGCCGCTGGTGCCTCTTCCTCTGCTCCTCCTTCTGGAGCTTCAGCAGGAGCCGATTCAACCTTCTCTGTTTGCTTATATTTTTTGTTAGCCATTATGTCTTCATATGAAAGACCCGACCATCTTTCAATTAAGAAGTCTTGGTCAAAATATTGTACCTCCTCTTCATTGACGGTTTCTTTGATTTCACCCAATGAATTAATAAAATCTATGTGCTTGAGTAGTTGCTCAATTTCTCTAGATTCACCAAACGTGTTGTCGCTTTCATATTTGATTCCTATTTGGCTTCTAAACTCTGAATCATTTTTTAAATTTGGAAAGTCCAAACACATCTGGATCCAAAGTGGCTTCACCATGATCTCTTGGAAAATAGATCTTAAACGAGTTATGAATTTGGCAAAACGCACTTCATCCCTTTCAGAACCATCGGCTGGTATTTTATAAGCTGCTGCAGAACCAGATCCCCATCTTGCTGAGAATCTATTATATGGAATTTTAGAATCCATTCTGAGTTTATTATAGAAATAAACTACAGAATCCATTATGTTGAGATTGGGACCTTGTGCATTGATCGTCTCTACCTTGGTTGATTCCCCCCCAGCTTGTGGAAAAAGATAGTTCTTATAGAATTGCAAATCTGGTCTACCATTAATAGCAAGTTCTCCAGAACTTGTGTCTAGCTTAATATCTTCTTTATAAGCAGACATTAGCTCTCCCAATGTTTCCTTTGCCTTTTGTGGAGACTTGCTCCCTATTGGAACAGTCATCTTAATTCTATATTGGGAGTTCATCACATTCCAAATGATTCTAGAATGCTCCATGATTTTCAACAAGTTGTAAGATCGAACTAGTCTTTCACAATAAGATGTTCTAGCAACCGTGTTTGATTTAGCATAAGAAATGTAAATCAATTGAGCATCCAACAATTTTCTTTGTCTAGTTGTCTCTCCATAATACTGCCACCAGACACTCTCTCTGGTACCATCAGGTTTCTTTTCAACCGCAGGGGTCAAACTTGTTGCATCCAATTCTTTGAATCCAACTATATCCTTTCCATCACTAGAATATATGATTTCAAATGCCAGAAATCCTTCTACCAGAAGTTGTCTAAAGTATTGCCAAGCTGTTAATCCGTTGGTGAAGTTGTGTAGGACGTAGAGCTTTCTGAAATTCTTTCTTAGAGCTTTCATGACCTCATCCTTCAAATCCATGTTCATGGTTGCGGGATGACAAAAGAAGTTTTTCTCGTCATAAACTATCCCCTCGTCACAAAGAGTATCTAGAATGTATTCTATCTCGGAGTTGAGCGCAAAAGTTCTTAGAAAGTCCCTTCTTACAGGGTAGTCCTTATCAAAATAGGCAATGTATTTTCTGTTAGATGAATCTTGCGCTGCAATACTATAAATGAAATCCTCATCATCTTGAGCGTATCCGAATCGTTCTCTCATGTTGGCTTCAGAAATACCGATTGCCATCGAATCCTGAATCACCATGTCCTTGTATTCCATTCCAAAGGATCCCAATCCACTGATCGTTTTAATGATTCTTGAAACGTTGGGGTTGATTTTGCCTAAATTATCTATAAATCCTGCCATCTTTTAAATTGTAAATTCTCCCTCTTTTTCCCCGCCTTCTTTCTTTTCTCCCTCTCCTGATTTTTCCTTTTTCTTTTTGGCTTCTTCTTTGAATTTCTCGTTGTCGAGCATATCTTGGTTAGACATCCCTAACCATCTATCTAGTGCAAATTTCAAATTGAAATATGACTTGCCTTCTGAATCTTTCAAGCCTAGTATTTTGATGACCTGGTCTTTTCTTGCTGTCATTACCTCCATCTCTTTGGCCTCCTTGAACATGTTCTCTTTAACGTAATCTAATCCAAACTCCGATTTGATTAGATAGTCATTTTTCATTTGTGGAAAGTCCAAACAAAATTGGACCCAAAGGGGCTTCATCAGAATCTCTTGGTAGATAGAGCGAAGACGATTTATAAACTTACCAAATCTTATTTCCTCCTGGTCTAGACCATCAGCAGAGAATGTGATAGTTCCCTCTGATCCAGAATCATCCCTACCGAACCTACTGGCAGGAACTTTAGAATCGATCCGAAGTTTGTTGGCAAAATATTGCAGAGCCTTCGTGTCAGAAAAAGCAGTTGCGTCTCCTGCTCCAGTCAATGGCTGAATATCAGGTGGACCATTCGGTGAGGATGGCATGAGATAGTTCTTGAAAAATTGAATCTTAGGACGTCCATCAACAGTCAATTCACCACTATCAGTGTTGAGTCTTATGTCTTCCTTGTAAATGCTCATCAATTCACCAAGCGTTTGTTTGGCTTTCTGCGGGGATTTGGTCCCAATAGGAACTGTCATCGCCATCCTGAATGAGGAATTCATCACGTTCCAAATTATTCTGGTGTGCTCCATAATCCTCAATAAGTTAAATGACCTAATAAGCCTCTCAACATAACTAATTCTAGCAGCGGTTCCTCCACCCTTTGCATAACTTATGTAGATAATTTGGGAGTCATAAAGTTTTCTTGTGAGTGACGGATTATCTGGGTATTGAATCCAAATGTCAACATAAGAACCATCTGGTTGCTGCTCAACTGTGGGAACTAATGAAGCAGCATCGATCTCCTTGAATCCTATGATGTTTTTCCCTTTCTTGTCAAATATGATTTCGAATGATAGATTTCCCTCGACCAGAAATTTTCTGAAGAGGTGCCAAGCAAGAATGTCTTGGTTAAACCCAAACAAATTATAGATTTCCTTATATCTTTTTTGAACCTTAGAAGAAACATCTTCATCCACATCATCATGTTGCATGAAAGAAAAATAAGCCCAAAAGTTTTTCTCGTCGTAAACTATCGATTCGTCACAAATTGTATCAAGAATGAATTCAATCTCTGGGTTTTGTGCAAAACCCTGTACATAGTGTCTTTTGTTCTTAAAATCTTTATCAAAATAAGCTATGTATTGCTTTGTTGTTGTATCAGATCTTTTTAAACCAAATAGAAAAGCCTCATCTTTGATCCCTCCTTTTTTGAGAAACTGTGCTTCAGTGACCCCAACGGCTTGTGAATTTTTGACAACGAGATCTCCATAGGCCATTCCAAAACTGCCTACTTTCCTAATGTTTTCGATTATTGTATCAAAAAATGTTTTCTTTCCGTCAGTAAATCCAGCCATTAAAACTGCATATTTTTCTTATATATCTCTTCAATCGGGGTCCCTTCAATTGCTCTAGTGTGAAGATAAACTATTCTAGTCCATTCTTCGACAGGAATTTCTATAATGTCTCTCACTTTTTTAAGATCCCACACCCTGTAGGAATTCTTGAAGGGAATTCCAGTTAATATGGTGTTAAGAGTTTCATAGTCAGTTTTGAACTGAATTTGACTCTTTGCCTGTCCCTCTTCAACTTTTTTGATGTTGGTTTCGATCTGGGAACCGAATACACTTTGAATTTTTGTAAAGAATGGAATTCTGATCATCGGAGGCATAAGAATTAAATCAATACCGCTGAAAAGATTTTTTTCTTCTTTTATGAAATACCCGGTAAAAAAAACAACGGGTCTTTTATTTATGAATTTTTTACTTTTTTCCAGTTTGTCATTATACTCAAAAGAATAAACCTTTCCCGTTAGAAATTCATCAGGGTTGAATTCTTTTCTTTGGTTAACGTAATTTTCAAACCAGAATAGAAAAGAATCCTCGCCTGGAGAATTGAGAGTGGAAGATTGTAATCTAAAATCCTCAAATCTTTGATTGAAAGGTTTCATCGCATTATGAACTTCTCGTTAATAGCTCCAAATTTATATCCTCTTGACTCAGCGAATCTTGTTGCAGCTTCAAACTTAGCACGATTAGTTATCCAGATTTGAAGCTTTTGGTTGTATGCTCTAACTTTCTTTTCTGTAAGATTGCCTACAGGTTCCTTTGGTCTCTTGTTAATATCATATTGGTTTTCCGGCTTTATTTCAATCAACCAATCTTCAATTGTTCCATCAAGTTTTTTGACCTGTATGTAATAGTCAACGAAATAAGTGTGCTCCTTCTTGTCAATTGGTGACCAATATTTTATTCCAGAAAGTGGCTCAGAAGACCATTTAACGATGTTGGGATTTGTATCACAATATTGGCAAAACTTCCTTTCCCAAGAACTTCTATAGATTATATTGTTGATGTCTCCAATATACTTAGAGGGATTTAAAGGAGCATACAATCCTTGTTTGTATTTGGAATTTTTTGTGGGCCTTAAATTCTTGATGTTCTTCATAGAGGTGTGGCCTTTCTAAAATTGCCAAAAGCAATCAAATATTATAATTTGTGTTTTCTTCTTTCACGATTCTTGAAAATGGGATAGTCTTGATGGACTTAGGTGGATGAATTTTTTTCCACCCT